GAAGCATTGGCATTGCCATAGCAATCTTACTCACGGCTCACTGAACAGGTCACCAACCTGAACAGGACAGTAGGACTTGGCGAGAGTCCAGCCCCAAATAAGTCCCAACTTCCCACCCGAGAGGGAGCGGCACAAGGCATACTCCGACCCGGAAGAAGCCGGGTTTGAGGCGGTGGTAATAGCTTTATTCATGGGCCCGGGTCATTACCCCGGCTCCCCCCCGCAACGGGGGGACACCAAATGAAGAAAGCATCCACTGTGGACCCTCTAACCTCTAAGAATTATGCTCCAAGGCAGGTACTGACGTAGGCGACGTCAGGCCTGAGTGGGGACCAATCTAGGTTCTCCCCCCAATAGGAGCTACCTTATTACCTGTTGTCGAACCATTTTACGACACGGGTGTTGGGTAGACCCCGCAGGATACCCCAGAGGGACCTAATAGGTCCTTTAGCTGGGGAGTCTCCTGTGGGGATAGAGTGGAAGCCATGCTTTCGCGTCTCGAGAGGATCTCGACGCTTAAGGAAACGCTTACACTCTCTCCTGAGAGTTGTTCCGAAGCGCCCCCAGGCCCTAAGTTTTCTCCCTCTTGTGTCAACCTTCCAGGTACGTTCACTCAGAGGACTTACAAAGAACTCCGAGAGAATATCCCTGGAAAGCTCTCCATTTTCTCCTTCGATAGACCGAATTCCCTTAAGATAAAGGGTTCCGGCTTCTCGGGAGAACCGAGAGAGGACAGAGAAGGAGGGAACTAGGGCCATGAGGACACCCGGTACTCTCTCCGCCACCTCCTTGCCGGTGAAGTACTCAACCTCGTCTAGAAAGGCGGGACCGAGATCACCGGGCTTGGAGGAGAGGGAGTCATGTAGGACTTTCCTGCACGTCGACTGGAGAATCAGATCGGAATTTACCGAAAGAAACTCTTTAGACGGCTCGTCGAGCGAGTGGTTAAGACCGAGGATGAAATCCTTGGCCTCCACATAACCCTGGACGAACGCAGAAGAAAGTTCTACATCTCGAGCGAGACGAATGAGGTGGGAAACCACCCGTGGGTCTCGACCAATAACTCGAGAAAGACTCCCTACGGCCCCAGGGATACCTGACGTCGGTCACAGATCTTTCCTGGTCTCACCCATCATGGAAGAAACGAGGAGACTTACATCACCGCGTCCTTCCAGGACCGCTGAGACTGGGAAAGGAGTGACCTCACTCCCTTCGAAGAGATACCTCTTCGCAAATTCTCCGAAATGTTCGGAGACATATGTCTTTTGCGAGGAGAACTCAACTCCTAGGGAAGTGAGCGACGACATATACAGATCGGCAAGCGCTGGATCACCGATAAGGACATCATCACCTAGAATGACGTACTTTGCGGTGGCCCACTTCACACCAAGCCTTTCGCAACATCAGAACACCACAAAGTGGTGAGCGAGTGCGAAGGAGGACCAGGAGGACATGGCCCCCATGGGATTTCCGACGGAGTAGAAGACATTCTCTCCGCCAGGCGTCTCAAAGGGATGTCCAACTAGGACTGACTTTCAGGCTTGGGCGAACGTCTTCCCGAAATGGCCTTCCAGAACACCTGCAATAAGATCGATTGGAAACCGATCAGTTGCAGTGGTGAGATCGATGGAGTACAGTTTAACTGCATTCCATGACTTCACGTGGTCTAGAAAGGCTCCCTGAGTGAATGTCATATCCTGAGGAATCTGACGTAGGACGTTGAACAGGAATTGGTGGACGGGGCGAAGGGCAGTCTGGGACCAAAAGTCCAGAATGGCGATCACCCGTGTCTTACCTTCCAGATCAGCAATCCCTACAAGTTTTCGGATTTTACCCGGTTCAACGTTAAAAAACGAAGAGTCGGGCTTAACCCTAAACAGGTGCAGATTGTTCAGAAGGGATTGCATATTGCTTGCAAGCCCAAACCCTCCCAGTGTACAGATGTCACGAGCCAGGGATCCCGGAAGGGACGCGAGGTCTCGTAGCGCTGTCCAAAGAGCAGGACCGTTAGGACCTGCCTTGAGGGTGAAATGATACTCATGAAAGAGGACCTTATTAGGATGCCCGATCTTCCGGGACCCTTTGAGAAGATGTCAAAATCTCTTCACGAAAGGTCTCCAGGATGAGGTGTCGGTCCCTGTAAAGGGGGCCACCACTGAGGAAATATCTACCTTAACAGGTAGAGTAAAAGACCGTAGCGATGTGAGAGCTGTGAGCGTCATCCGGATAACCGGAGAGCTCCTTTTCAGCAGAACTCGGGCTTGCGATCTTCCAAAGTGTTGGATTAGCCTATTACGGAAGACTTTCTCCTCTGGAGAACCGTGAGGGTGGGAAAGATACTGGAGGTACTCGC